CGAGTTCTGTAATTCATCTGCATTAGAGCTAAACCCGTTGCTACTGCTGATACCAAATAGTAAAGGAGATGTTACGTTATGTCCTAGCATTATTTTACGCATACACTCCTCTGATAGGTATGTATAGTGTTCAGGTGCATCGTTTAGTGGAATGTCATCTACGGTAGTCTTTTGAGCTTCTGAGTGATTGAATGATACTATCACACGTTTACCTTTTGAACCAGTCAACTTGCCTAGAACCTTTCTTTCTACAGCATCCATCTCCTCCTCAGGTGGTAGTCCGTTGTTAAAGTTAATTACCTTAGTTCCTGAGAATCCATTTTGAACCTCGTTAATTAAGTAGTCAGATATTTCTTGTTCTAAAACAGCATACGGTAAAGCTCCTTGATAGTCAACTAAAGCGAAGTACTTCATACCTACAGAATAAGGTCGAACATAAAGTATCTCTACAGCCTCTTTTGACGTTCCAAAAGATGGGATTCTTTTAGGTGGAAAGTTTTTAGTGTCTTCCCAGTTGTCCGAGTAATAGTAGGCTTCGATTTCACCGTCTTTATTACACTTCTCAGGACGTAAAAGCTGTACTGGTATGTGATACGCTTTCTTAACTACTGAATGGTCTTTAGAATAATGCACTTGGATAGCAAATTGTCCAAGCATCTTAGAGTCCATAATCATTTTACGAACACAGTCCTTATTGAACATGGTCATAAACTGAGCATACTGCTGAGGCTTTTTAGACGCATCTGAAGCGTTTAAACCTCTACCGTAAACCAATTTGATTATGTTGTTAATGATTGCGTTGTTGGTAGGCGAATAAGTGTATCTGTCAATCAAATACTGAAAGTAGTTATTGTCCTCGCCATACATGACCCAATCCTCACGTTTACCTTCTGTGATTACTGGAGTTTCGTATTTAGCAAGTTCGATAAACTTGACGTTGAAATTATTGTTGTCCATAAGTTATGTATTCGTTATCGCTACTATGTGAGACGTATATACTCGCTCCGTTTGGCAGCTTGTTAACGCTAAATTCATTTGCTGGAATGTCAGTAACAAAAAGACGGTCGTAATAGATTATTTCGTCTTCGTCATTTAGTAGCTTAAAGTCGTAAACTCGGTTATTAAGCAAATCGTCTGTGATATCTATCTCAACTGAATAGTAGTACTCTTCCTCAGTTACACCTTCTACATCATATAGAAAGTAAACATTGCGTGAGTCATCCCTAAGTACACACTTTGTTACTACAGGGTCTTTTAATACTAAGCTGAATGTCTTAACCTCAGCGTCTGACGTTGTTACTATCATATATTAATAACTTAAAAGCGCTGAATTGTTTTGAAATAAAAAAAGGGAGACTAATTGCCTCCCTCCTTTTTTTCTAATTTATTGGTATCTTAAGAAGTAATAATGTCAGAAGTTGTTAAACCAAATACTGCAGCTAACGTAGTCTCATCTGTACAGTCCAAGAAAGGAGCTGGGATGTTTTCCATAGCTGTTAGTGTTAAGTTGTATCCGTTGAAGTCACCCATAGCAGTACCTGAAGAGATAGTACCAGCAGTTACATCACATCCTCTTTCAAGACCAGCTAAGAAGTAGTTTCCTGAACGTGTACGCACTACTACGTGAGGACGTCCATAAGCTAATAACTTAACTGTTTTGTGTGTTGTAGGGTCAAGAACTTTAAACTGAGCTACAATTGTTTGCTCGAAGAAAGTAGTTCCGTTGTCACGTGAAGTTTGAATAGTCTGCTCGAATGAGTTAGCACCTTTCAATTCCCACTTGTACAAGTCAGTAACTCCAGCTACATCTACAATTACATCTTCTAAACCTACTGATGAAGAGAAAGTAACGTCTGTAGGGTAGTTAATACCGTAATTAATGAAGTAGATAGCATCTAATCCTGAGATTCCGTCTTTACACGCTTCTAATCTACCGTTTGAAATATCACAAGCCATATCTTTTTTGTTTTTAAAAAAAAGGGAGGGAAGTTAGACCGCCCTCCCCTTCTTTGGTTTATTAATTAATTATAGAGTAGTGTCATAGATTACACAATCTTCTAAAATACCGATTTGAGTACCAGCAGTGTATCGCATAACGAAACGTACGTTTTGTGACCCGTCAATCATTGCCATGTCGATAATTTTTACTTCGTTTGCATCGTTCAAGATGCCAGTTCCGAAGAACAAGTTCTCAGTAGTAGTAGCTAACATTTGGTTGTTAGAAAGTCCGTTAGCAACAAAGATAGATACTCCGTCAAAAGACAAACCTGACCCCATTCCGTACCATTGTGTACCTTGTGCGTTAGTACCAGCAGCACCAACACCAGCAGCAGCAAATCCACCCAATGCACGAACATAAGCTCTAGCTACATTTTGAGAAACATATACTTTCAAACCTTCTTTACCGTACAAACGAGATGGAAGAGCATCAACTACTTTACCCATTTCGTCAATTACGTTAGTAGCGTCTACAGTAACACCACCTACAGACTGTCCTACAGGAATACCTGTTCCAGCTTCAGCTAATGCTTGAGTAAACAATCCGTCAAATTCTCCAGCTGTTGCAGTATCACCACCCCACAAAGACAATTCAGTAGCTTCAGAAACTTGTCCAAGCATACGAGCAATTAAGAATTGTTGGAATGATGGAGGAAGGTTGTCATAAGCAGAGTAACCCATAGAAACCGCATCCCAATCAGAACGGAAATCTTTCTTACAAAGAAGAGCGTTAACTTGCAATTCTTTAGGCTCAAGAACACGCTCTGTCAAAGTGATATCTCCTGTAGCAGAGAAGTCACAAGTAGCGTTAGCAATTAAAGAAGTGCTGTCAAAACGCTTCATTGTTTGCTTGTACTTGATGTTAGGGATAACGGTAACACCTCCGTTTTCGATAGTGTTTGCGCTCAATAACGCTGCACCAATGTACTTACCTGCTGATTCACCAGCGTAAGTAGTTGTAATGTCTAATGATGTTGGCATTTTATTTAATTTAAGATTTATTTCAATTTGTTTAACACTCTGTCAAGTGATGACATAGAACGGTTTTTAGCATACTTAAATACCTCAGCTTTTTGCTCGTTCTCAGGGTTGTACTGGATAGGCTTAATATCTTCTACAGCGCTTAACTCAGTAGCATTTTTAAGAGCAGCTAGTTCAGCTTTAAGTTCTTCGTTTTCTGCTTTGATTTTTTCGATTTCAGAGAAAAGAGTTTCTTTGATAATAGACTCGATAGTTTTCTTAGGCTGACGAGTTTCTTCACTCATCTCTTCCTCTACTACTTCTGTCTCAGCTTCAGGAGCTGGAGCTTCTTCTTCTTCAGTCTCTTCAACTTTCTCTTTGATTTCAGCAATGATACCTTCTTCTTCTACTACGAGAATAAGTTCACCGCCTTCCATTTCATACTCGCCTACAGGCATAGGTACATTACCCTCTTCTGTTACGATGAATACCTCTGCACCAGCTTCAAATACTTCAGCTTCGATAACTGTAGTACCGTCTAATAGACGTGCCTGTGCTAACTTAACTTCAGTCTCTAGACCAAGTAAAGTTTTTATTTGTTTGATTGCTTCGTTTGCTTTCATGTTATTTATTGTTATTTAAATTGTGGCAAATCGGTTGTTTTCTTTAAATCAATTAATAATGCTTTTAATTGTACTAATGAAGTATATCCTTTTTTATATTCAGGATTTTCCATTGCATTTAATCCTAATGATTTTAATTTATTTTCTATTTCACTAAAATTATTTTCTAATTCAGGTATAATATCATTTAATCCCATCAGATATGCAGACCTAGTTCCTTTAAAATTTGATATTTTACCTTCATTACTTGTAATCCATTGAGAAACTGATTGCCAATATTTAAATAATTCAGGAATGTCAGAATATTTTTTTAATTGAGAATCGGCTTTTTTTTGTACATCCTGTATGTAACCCAATTCTACCTTTACTTCAGCAAGTTCTACGTTTTTTTCAAACTTGCTCAACTTGTCTAATACACTTTTATTCATAACTTATTAACTATTTGGTTTTTATTTGTTGCATTTTTAAGTATTTATGCAAATTGCTTTAAAATAAACGCAATGTTTTCTCTTCTTGTTTCTATTGAATCCATAATATCAAAAAGTGCAAAATTATCTTTAGAATCACTTGGACTTATTCCTAGTTCTTGTAAGGCTTTAACGTATTTAGATTGTACATCTTTACCTTTACTTTGTAATTCGACAATCTTTTTTTCAATAGTATCTGCGCTATTTAATGCAGGATAAAGTTGTTTCGTTATTTTGTCTAATTCATTTTCACTTTTTATAGCAGAATTGTATAAATCATTTAATTCTTTAGTTATTTTTTTTACATCGTCAATTAAAGCTAAATCTACCTTAACTTCTGATAGCTCAATGTTTTTTTCAAACTGTGATAATTTGTTTAGGATGTTTTTGTTCATTTTTTTATTTATTAATTATTACTACTTACTATATTACGCTCTACTATCTCTTGTGTTAGTACTACGTCTCCTTGTCCTTCTAG